TGTATGTGCATAGCACTTCAAAGCCGACATTCAAGTGCAAAGGCAGGGGATATATCCAGCGGGCAGACAGGGAGATACTGGAAGATGTGCATGAGGCGATTGTTACAAAAGAAGTGTGGCAGACAGTACAGGACATCATTGACAGGCACACCAAAGTCAAGCCTTGCACTTCCGGCTATGAGAACATCTTCAGGGGACTTTTGAAATGCCCTGACTGCGGACAGACGCTCTTAATTCATACGGACAACCGTAATCCTGACAGGGATTTGCTGGACAAGACGTATTATCAATGCACTACTTACCGTAAAAAGGGAGCGAATTTCTGTACCGCACACCGCATTAGTGCAGGGGATATTGAAAACGCTATCAAGGCAGACATTGACAGACACGCAGTAAAAGCAATGAAAAACAAGGAAAAATTCATAAACAACGTACTTCTAAGCATGAACGAGAGCAGCGCAGAACGTTCGGAAAAAGTAAAGGCGGAGATTGATAAATTCAAAAAGAGGAACGCTGAACTTGACCAGATGTATATCCGTCTGTATGAAGATTATTCCAGCGGGAAGCTGTCGGAAAAGAAATTCACCATGATGTCGGCACATTACGAACAGGAACAGGACGCAAACGAGGAAAAGCTGACAGAACTGGAAAAACAGCATAAAGCGAAGTCTGCCGCCGTTACCAATGCGGAGCAGTTTACGGAGAGCCTTGCACAGTGCGCAGGAATGAAGAAACTAACGGCAACGGTGCTGAATACGCTGATAGAAAAGATAGAAGTACACAATCCAGTTATGGTCAACGGAGTGAAAGAGCAGAAGTTGACCGTCTATTACAAATTCGTAGGTCAAATCGACTAAAGTATCTATAAATGGAACGCAATAGAATTAGCACCAGAGGGAACTGGATACAGGGCAAAGACAAGGTTTGCGAAATTTTTCAACTTGCCGGAGCTGATAGCACTTTTCAAGGAAAGTGCAGATATTCAGACACCAGATATGTTAAAGCTGCCAGTGCCGAAAGCGGAGTATGAAAATGTGGTGTTAAAGGCGAGTGAGTACCAGCAGGATATGGTAGCATCGCTTGCAGAACGTGCCGAGGAGGTTCGCAATCGAAAAGTGGACGCAACGGAGGATAATATGTTGCGGATTACAAATGATGGCAGGAAATTAGCATTAGACCAGAGGCTGATAAATCCCCTGCTTCCTGATGATGAAAACTCGAAGTCAAGCGTCTGTGTAAACAAAGCATTTGAGATTTGGGAGCAAACAAAGGAACAGAAATCGGCACAAATCATCTTTTGCAACTTATCGACGCCAAAAGGAGATGGTACATTTAATGTTTATGAGGATATTCGTAATAAACTGATTGATAAGGGTGTCCCACCGGAGGAAATAGCTTTTATACACGACGCAAATACAGAACAAAGGAAAACGGAACTGTTTGGCAAAGTAAGAAGCGGACAGGTTCGTTTTTTATTGGGTTCGACACAGAAAATGGGAGCCGGAACTAACGTGCAGGACAGGTTGATTGCGCTACACCATCTCGACGTGCCTTGGCGCCCGGCTGAAGAAGACCATGCGGGGCGATACATCAACAAAACCAGCAAAATCAAGGCATTCCGCATTTCAGTAACAGCATGGTCGGCGGGGCATTACAGGAATTTGCAAAGAAAACTGTATATGGAACAAGAGATGGAAAAAGAAAAGCAGTCGGAATTATCCCGCTGCTTTTATGTCTTTTATTGTAATCAGAAAAGGTTATCATCTTGAATGTGTTCCATTATATCTTCAACATCACAGTGTAAAATATTGCAAAGTCTGTCTATCGTGTTTGTTTCAACGTTTTTATTCTGCCGTAGCCTGTCCAGTTGGGAGCGGTTGACATTGTGATATGTGTATAAGTCATACTGTGTCACGCCCTTTTTCTGCATGGTTTTCCAAAGACGGTCATAGATTATCATTTTTTCGCCTGCCTTTTTTCGGATTGGTACTTGTATAATGCTAATTATCCATGTAAAATGGTGTTTATGATAGTGTTCGCATACGAACACTATACAATGCACGAAAGGAGACAAAAAATGGATTTAGAAGATTTTAAGGACTGGCTGTTTGATGCGTTGAATGAGTTGAATAGTGAAATTATTGCTGATATTGACACAAACGAAAAATCAAACACATTCCAGTTAAGCATGGTTGGCGGCGGCAAGTTTGAAATTGAATGTCGGATGTTATAAGGGGGAATATGGACAGAAAGAGCAGAAATTTGACAGTGTACGGAAAGCAGGGCAAATCCGATGAGACTATCCCGCAGATTAGGTTTGAGGGGCAGTGGCTAAAGTCAGTCGGCTTTTTGGCGGGGGATAAAATACAGTTGGATTATGAAGAAAACAGGATAATAATCACAAAGCTGTCAGAAAACAACGAGTAACAGCCAAGAGGGGGAGTCATTAAAAAGTGGCTTTCCCTCTTTTGTCATTAAGAAGCAGTCGGCTATCTCCAAGAGCTGCGATTATTATCGTGTAAAAGATAAGGGAAAAAGAAAAAAGGGATAATTCCATGCCAAACAATGAACGCAAACAAAAAAGCCACTTAATGAGGGAAAACAGGGTACGATAATGTATTTAAAGCTTTTAGTGCAAAACAGGAACATAATCGGACAACATTCATCTAACTGCGCCGATTATGTTTCTTTTTCTTATCAGAAGTGACAGGTTTGAGTAGTTCGGAATTTAGTGCGGTTTCAAGCTGCTCATCAGCATTATCGGACAGTTTAATATCTTTAGCACCGAACCATTTGCGGAGTATCAGCTTGAATTTCTGCAATGGTGTTCCTTTAAATCCTGCCACTTCATCAACGGTAGCAACCATTCTGTCAACAATGGAAGTATCCGCCTTACTTTCGATATCGCCAAGATGCCTTGCGCGAATCTCCCGTATGATGCGGACAATATCCTCTGAAAGTGTATGCTCGAAAAAGGCATCTTCTTCAATGGATATTCGTTTCAGCGTTTCCACCTGCAGGTTGTAATCGTCGGGACAGAGTTTTTTGACAAATATCATGCGCTGCGCATCAACCATTTTATTCAGGGTGTGGAACTGTGTCGTTACATTTCCGTCAACATAGATTTCCGCATCAACCATTAACCGAAAAAAATTGTCACTTGTCAGTATCTCGCTCAAAAGCATTGGATTATACTTTCCGTCCTGCAATACTTTAACCGCATCATCACTGATACGCAGGCTGTCGGTGGTCAATGGGGAAGGCTGTCTTGTTTCGGACAGTCCCAAAAGATAGTCAGAAGTCACGTTATAAAATTTTGCCAGTATCCGCAGGTTATAGCTGCTTATCTCTCTGTTTTCCTCAACTTCGTAGGAAGATAGTGCGGATTTCGATATTCCAGTGGCATCGGCGAGCTGTTCAAGGCTAAGACCGTTTTCCACGCGCAAATCCTTTAGTTTTTCCTGTATCGTCAGTTTATATTTCATCAATTATCACTCCGTTAGAAATTATATGACAAATCTTACCACATTCCAAAGTAAAATTCCATTATTGTGGAAAATTAAGATTTTTAAGCCTGATTTCCATAATTCGGGAAATACGGGAGAAAGGGATTTTATGTGTGATAATGGTTTCATTCAGAGGAACATTGACAATTACATGACCGTCCGAAAGGATACTGCAGGCGGAGAAACAGGCGATGACAATTCCACCGGAAATAAACGTGGATATAAAAAAGAGCCTGTCAAGCTGTATGAAAACGGCAACTGTCACAAAAGGCAGGCTGTCAGGAACAGATAAGGGGAGAGCGGCGATTATAGAGGGAAAAAAGAAAAGCTGTTATAAAACGGACAGAATATCAAAGCAAAAAATGAAAACAAAATACTTCTCTAAACAGAGGGGAAAACAAGGAGGATTTTATGAACCTTACAAGGTATGAACAGGAAGTAGTGATAAACTTCAATGCGGAGGAGGACACCGCAACGGTGTATACTGCCAATCCGACATGGCTTAGAAAAATGGAAGCGCTTGCAAAGGAGTTTCCCGATACATTCCGCCTTATAAGACAGACTGAAATCAGCAGGACATATGAAATGCCCAAGAGATTGGTGCGCATCGGAAAGCCGAGGGAGCTGTCCTCTGCACAGAGGGAGAACCTCATAAAGATGCGTAACGCCAAAAAGCAGATGCACGACTGACTGCGGACTGGCATACATACAGGAAAATGGATTGTGTTTCGACGTAAAATGCATTGATTTTTTGTGCGTACAGGAATATAATTAATGTGCGCACAAGAAAGAGAGGTGAAACAATGGCGCCAAAGAAGGCAGGACGACCACCCTCTGACGAAACCATGACGGACAGGCTGTTTATACGGGTAAATAAGGAAACACTGGACAAGCTCAATGAGTGTACGCAGGAGTTGGAACTTTCCCGTTCGGACGTTGTACGAAAAGGTATCGACATGGTGCATGAAAGCCTGAAAAGGTAAGATAGAAACGGCGCCTAACCGCGAAGTATGAACGCCGTTTCAGAGTGAGCCTGCCTGACAACAGACCGCATAAATAGTATACACTATGCGGTCTAATCTTGCAAGAAATCAGAAAAGGAGAGAGAAACAATGATGCAGATGATTTTGACAGCCATAGCAGAAGGCAATCTCCGCATGGGTACGGAAACAATGGAACACAATTCGGAACTGAAAAGTGCAATGAATCGGGTGTGTAGACTGGGAGAAGAACTTTCTAATACACTCAATGATTCGGAAAAAGAGCTGCTTGAAAAACTGGAAGATTCCTATGCAGAAGCAACCCAAAGCGATTCCCAACAGAGCTTTATTAATGGTTTTCGTTTGGGTGCATTGGTGATTATGGAAGTCTTTGCAGGGCGTGACGGTCTTGTGCTGGGCAACGTGGAAGGTTAGCTGCGATATGCAGGGGCAGGAAAGGACAGGATAACAGAGTGGGAAAGATTTTAGATGCATTCTCCGACGAGCAGCTCCTTGTAAATGCAGTGACAGAGAAACGCTCACCAGCGCATCAGAAATATTGTGAACAGGTATGCGCGTTCCACAAAGAACTGCAGGAAACGCTCAATGAGGAACAGACAGGACTTTTGCAGAAGCTGTTAGATGCAGTGGAAAATGAACATAACTGCGACGCACAGAAAAGGTTTATCAGGGGATACAGTTTGGGTGTACTGATGGCTACGGAAGTGATGGAGGAACGGGATAAATTTCTTATTGAGGAGGATTGTACATAATAATTTAAACGAACGAGAAACGGGACATTTTCGGATATGGGAGTGTCCTGTTTGTATTTTTGGAAAAACACGAAATTTGTCAGTAACGGAATGACAGACGATTGGTTTTGTGATAAAATATATAAAATTATTAGATATATAAATCACGATATACTGAATTATAAAATGTTAAAAGGAGAAATATCATGGCACATAAAGCAAAAAGTCTTGAAATTTGGTGTCAACAAAATGGCAAAAATGAATTGCTTGAAGAGTGGGATATATCCAAAAATAATGCAATGAGACTTTCGATGTCTCCTGAAAAAACTGAATATAATACTCCTTTATCTGTATACTGGAGATGTAAGTTAGGTCATGAATGGAAAGCTCCTGTAGCTGCAAGAACACTGTTTGGTAGGGAATGTCCTATTTGTAATGTAAAAATGGCGTTTTTACCAGTAGGAACAAAATATGGATGTCTAACTATTATAGGTGATTATAGTGTTTATGAGAAGAATGTTGCAATGAATGAAATTGCGAAACTTGAAAAAGCAAGGACAAATTTTTTACAAGGGAAAAGGAATCCGAATTCAAATGTAGATTCGGTTGATTTCTATAATCACTGGATTGAGGATTATAAAAAAAGGAAATATTACCAGTGCCAATGCAAGTGTGGAATGACATATTTCATTGATGAATTCCATTTCCTAGAAAAAAAACATAGATATTGTATGGGGGAATGCAGATTAAGAGAGGCACAAAAAGAAAAATTACTAGATTCATATAAGAGAGTTTTTGATAAGAATTATGATATTGATTTTACACATACTTTTCATGAATCATTGGAGGTACTTGAGTGCATTGATAATCATTACGAAAAATTAACAAGTTACCATGATAAAAGAAAAAAGGGTGGAGGAACATATACTGTTTATAAGTTATATAGATGTAAATGCTATCTTTGTGGTAAAGAACAAAAAATAAATTCTTCACAGTTTTATATTAATCCTCCTACAAAATACGGATATACAGCATATAACGGGTATTATAGTGGGGCACATTGCGATTGCCATAAAATTTCATCTTTTCAATGGATTGTAAATAAAATTCTAAAGGAACATGATGTACCATATAGAGTTGAAGTATCATTTCCTGATTTATACGGAATAAGTAGTACAAATCTTCTTAGATATGATTTTTCTGTTTTGAATGAAGACGAAACAATAAAATGTTTAATTGAATGTCAAGGGGAACAGCATTTTAAGCCTGTGGATGAGTTTGGAGGCAAGATACGGTTTGAAATACAGAAAAAGAATGATGAATTAAAACGAAAATATGCAAAAGAACATGGAATTCCACTCTTAGAAATTCCCTATAAGAATAAGAAATTTGTAAAAGTAGAAGAGTTTCTAAGAACAAATAATATAATCTAAATATCAGTTTGCTGCGTTTATTTTAGAAAAATTAGATTGTAGAAATTTAAATGAATAAAAAGATTTTTTAGCTATGGCAGATTAAAAATGTTACAGCTTTTAATGTGCAGTGTGAAAAACGTAGATGTCTGTAAAGGTGGATATAGAGCCGGCAGCCGAAACTTTTTAAATAGTGTATCGGGTGTCGGTTTTTTTGCCCAAATTTTGGTGTGAAATTTGGCAAAAACCGTATAAGCGAAAGCTGATGCGGCGGGAGTACAGAGGGCGCAAGCCTTTTGTGCAAGGGTACAGGGAGTGCAGCTTCCCTGTGCAGGTCAAGGGCGGCAGCCATTGCCCAGAGAAGTGATGCTTGCGTCACTTCATACTGGGTTATTGCCTGACGCTGGAATCGGCAGGACTGGCAGCAAAGCTGCCTTTTCCCAAGCTACGATTATGGGAGAAAATGAAAGGAAATGCCCTGTCCCCTGCGTGCAGGAGGACAGGCATTTTCCGTCAAAGAAAAATTGAAAGAAGGGAGAAAAATGATGATTGAATGAAACTGACAAGGCATAACGGCAGAGCGGGAAAAAACGGCGCTTACAATCCCAAGCATAATGACCGCAGATTTGACATTGAAAACAGCGAGCATATAGATGCAGACAGGGCAAATCAAAATATTTATTGGGACTGTTACACTGGATTTTCCTCCGCAAAAATAAGGGAACATGACAAGGAAAATGATTATTCATTTGAAAAAATTGAACAGCTTTATTATTTTGAACATTATGCAGACCACATACAGGCGCAGAATGAGCGGAACGAAAAAACAAGGCACACCGAGCGCAACAGGACAGTGACGGATTTACTCACAAATAACAAAACATGTCCCGAAGAAAGCATTTATCAAATCGGTACGATTGATGAGTCCGTATCGGGAGAAGTATTAGCCAAGATAGCGACAGAATTTTTTGCGGAAATGGAAGAAAAATTCGGCACTCATGTACACATACTGGACTGGGCATTACATCTTGACGAGGGCACTCCGCATATCCATGAAAGGCACGTTTTCGACTGCAAAAATAATTACGGGGAACTGTGCCCCCAACAGGAAAAGGCACTCGAAGAATTAGGCATACCACTTCCAAATCCCGACAGGAAAAAAGGCAGGAACAACAACCGCAAACAGACCTTTGATGCGGAATGCCGAAAAATGCTTTTCCGTATCTGCGCAAGGCATAATCTCCACTTACAGACGGAACCGACTTATGGCGGCAGGGGATATTTGGAGAAACAGGATTTTATCATTGAAAATCAGAAAGAGAAAATCTCTGTGCAGAAAGATATCCTTTCTGAAAATGAACAGGCGATAGAGAAACAGGCACAGAAAATCCAAAAGGCGGAAAAGGCTGTTTCCCAAAGGGAAAAAGTGATTGAAAAACAGGATATGCTGATTGCGGAGAAAAATGCGGCAATCATGGAAAAACATTCTGCGCTTGAAGCAGTCACAATGAAACTTGAGGACATGGAAACACTGGTTGACGAAGTGGCGGGGCAGGCGTATGAAAAAGCCTGTGAAGTCGTTACCGATACCGTCCGACAGCAGACACAGAAAGAGGATATAAAAATTCTTGATGATTATTCAAAATGGCTGTCCGCACCGGAACACACCGCCGATAAAAAACTGCGGGATTATGCTGTAAGGCGTTTGGATACCCTGAAAGAAAAATTCGTGAAATCCGCAAAGAGGATTATGGAGAATGCCACGAAAACATTACAAGAACCCGAACAGAAACAGGAAAATCTCGAACAGGTCAGAACAACAGCAAGAATATCCCTCAAGGCACAGCTTAGTGCCAATAAAAAATATGTTGATGATTACAAATCACAGCATTACGGAACAAACATAAAACAAGCCAAAAAAGACGAGCAGTCTTTATAAACGGCAGATTATCCGCAGCGTTAACCGCTGCGTTCACACAGCGTCAGGGCAATTATAAACCTACAAGGGGAGGACTATACCCTTTGCAGGCTTTATAGTTGCCCTGTTTTTTTATGCACACGAACACCCAAAGGAGATTGTCATCAAACCGATAAATCGGTTCGCTGACAGGTGTTCGGCGCACGGATAGCGGAGAAGGACACTCCGATACCCGATTAACAGAAAATAGGAGGATTTTATGTCAGAAAACAGAAAGTATTATTTTTTAAAGCTGAAGGAGGATTTTTTTGAGCAGGATACCATTGTACTGCTTGAAAGCCTGAAAGACGGGATACTGTACAGTAATATCCTGATGAAGATGTACCTGAAATCGTTGCAGTTCAACGGATTTTTGAAAGTAAATGAGCGTTTGTCAATGACAACGGAGATGATTGCAACGCTGACAAGGCATGAGGTCGGCACCGTGGAGAGGGCAATAAAAATTTTCTTGGAGCTCGGGCTTGTGGAAACTACCGAAACAGGAACGATTTACATGAGTCAGATTGAAACGCTGGTAGGGAAATCGTCAACGGAGGGTGAGCGTAAAAAGCTGTCGAGGCTTAGAAAGGAAAGGGAGAACTCCACGCCTATGCAGATAGGGTTATCGGACACAGGAGGACAAACGGCGGACATTTGTCCGCAGAATGTCCGCACCGCCTTGGACATTTGTCCGCTAGAGTATAGAGATAAGAGTATAGAGAACAGAGATTATATAAAAGAGAGTGAGAGAGAGAAAAACGCACACCCGCCTGCAAAGGAGGAAAAAGGGGCGCATTTCTATGGCAGATACAATAATGTCATTCTTACGGATAAGGAACTGCAAATGCTCAAAGACGATTTTCCGTCAGATTACCAGTCCATGATAGAGCATCTGTCGGAATACATGGCATCTTATGGAAAAACATACAAAAACCATTTAGCCACTATGGAACTTTGGAAAAAGGCGGATATGAAAAAAGAACAGGAAACGGGGAGAGGGTATTCTTATAACGGCAGTTTTGAGGAGGGTGACAGTTTATGATTGATGCGGTTGTTGGTGAAGTGATTAGGGGTATGGAAAATGCTGCGGATATGAATATAAAAGCGGCAGATGATTACATGGACGCTGACACAGGATTATTGATGTGTGGGAAATGCCACACCAAAAAACAGAAGAAAATAGCGTTCTTGGGAGAGGAGCGCATTGTCGGCTGTCTGTGCAGATGCGCGGCGGAAGAAGCGGAGAAAGAACGCGAGAAACACAGGGCAGAGGAGGAGCTTTTGCGTATCCAGCAGATGAAAAGCGCAGGATTGCAGAACAGAACATTTTATGGCTATACCTTTGAGCGGTGTGATGCGTCGCAGGAAAACGCCGTTTATGCAAAGCGGTATGTGGAACATTTTTCAGAAATGGTGCGGACAGGGCAGGGGCTTTTGTTTTGGGGGAATGTCGGGACAGGCAAGACATTCCTTGCAGGCTGTATCGCCAATGCGCTGTTGGAGCAGAAAATTCCTGTGTTAATGACAAGTTTTCCAAAAATATTAAATGCGCTCGGCGGTCTTTACAGTTCGGAGCGGAATGCGTACCTTGCGAGCCTGAACCGCTATACGCTGCTCGTGATTGATGACATGGGGATTGAGAGGGAAAGCCAGTACACGGTTGAAACAATTTATACGGTTATTGACGAACGCTATAAATCGGGCAAGCCCTTCATCATCACGACAAACATACTGCTTGATACATTCAGAAAACCGCAGGATTTAGAACACGCAAGGATTTATGACCGTATCATGGAACGGTGTATGCCTGTATTTTTTGGCGATAAGAATTACCGTTCCGAATTGGGACAGGGCAACAGGGATATGGCAAAAAAGATACTGACAGGAGCGGCGGACAATGAAAAGAGTTAGGGCGACAATGACGCTTTATACAGATTTATCTTTCCGTGCAGAGGGATAAAACGGATTGAAATATAACAGGCGGGAAATGACCGCAGAAAGGGTAGGGATAATTTTATGGTCATAAACAGAGGGGAAAAATCAGATACAAAGGAAACAGGTACAAAAGAAAGAAAAAAACAGGTCAAAATTGTTGTGAAGCCAGTTTATGCAGGGAATCAGAATATGTCAGAACTATTTGGCAGTGTTGCGCTTGATAATATCAGACGGAAAATGCAGGAGGACTAAAACAGGAGTTCCCGCAGGCATCAGAGAAAATACAGAAAAACAGCGGAAATCCAACAAAAATCAGCTTGAAAGGTGGCGGGCAAAACGGTATAATAAACCTAACTGAATAGCGGAATGCCTTGTCACGAATGGAGGAATTATTTATGACAGGGCAGACCACAAAAACAACATACAGGGCAGCTTTATATTGCAGACTGTCAAGGGACGACGGGAACGTGCAGGAAAGTTCAAGCATACAGACGCAGAAGGAAATTCTCTCGCGCTATGCAAGGGAAAACGGCATAAACAACACGACTTTCTATGTCGATGACGGGTATTCAGGAACAAACTTCCAAAGACCGAGTTTTCAGAAAATGATTGCCGACATTGAAAGCGGAAAGATAAACTGTGTCATCACAAAGGATTTATCAAGGCTTGGCAGAAATTATCTTGAAACAGGCGTGTTCATCGAAGTATACTTTCCCGAACATAACGTGCGGTACATTGCAATCAATGACGTGGTGGACACAAGCAGGCAGGAGTCGGCGGACTTTACACCATTCCGCAACATTATCAACGAACTTTACGCCAAGGATACTTCCAAAAAGGTGCGCAGCGCAAAGCGGGCAAGGGTGCTTGACGGAATGTACGTTGCAACCAGCGCGCCGTATGGCTACAGGAAAGACGAGCATGACCGCCACCGCCTTGTGGTGGACGAGCGGTATGCGCCGACAGTAAGGCTTATTTTCTCCCTTGCAAAAGACGGAAAAGGCATATCGCAGATTAGGAGTTGCCTGAATGAGCGGCATATCCTAAGACCGTCGGCGGTTAATCCAAACGGTTATGAGCGGTACTTTGACGGAGAAGATGACCAAAAACGTTATGAATGGAGCAACAACAGCGTTCGGGGAATTTTACGCAATCCCGTTTACGCAGGTCATCTTGTAATGAACAAGCGCATATCACCGTCCTTTAAAAGCCACAAGCGGTTGAGCGTACTGCCTGAGAATTATACAGTGGTGGAGAATGTGCATGAGCCGATTGTTAGTCCGAAAGATTTTGAACTTGTGCAGCGTCTGATTACAAGCAGGCGCAACGTGCAGAACAAGCCGAGAAAGTTTGAAAACATTTTTGCGGGACTGATTAAATGCGCCGACTGCGGTTATGCGATGACACTGGCAAAAGCACACAGAAGCCCCAAAGAGGAAATCATTGACGAGTACGGCTATATGTGCAACAACTACAAGACTTTTGGGAAGTCGGTTGATACAAGCCACTGGATTGAGGCAAGACAGTTATATGAATGCGTGCTGAATGACATCAAGCGTCATGCGGGAGAAGCACTCGCCGATAATGACGAGCTGTGCGAAAAGCTGATGCGGCAGATAGGCAGTAGCAAGGATAAGCAGACCAAATCACTGGACAAAGAGATAAGGGAAAAGAAAGCAAGGCTTTCCGAGGTTGACAACCTGTTCCAGCAGCTCTATGAGGACAGACAGAACGGGAACATCACAGAGCGCAACTATCAGATGATGTGCAGGCGTTATGAGGACGAACAGACAGGATTGGAGCAGGCAATTAAGGAACTGACCGCACAGAGGGCAGAAAGCGATGCGGACAGGGGAAATGCAGAACAGTTTGCAAAGCTGATAAAGGGGTATGCAGGGATTGAAGAATTATCGGCGGCACTATTAAATACCCTTATCGAAAAGATTACCATAAGCGAACCGCAGGACGTGGACGGTGAGCGAATACAGGAAGTAAAAATTTATTACAAATTCATAGGGTGCATAAAACAGGAAGGGCATATTTGCTGATGAATACGTGGTTTTAATCATGTATCGGCGAGTATGTCCTTCTGATATTGAACAGCAAGAAGGTCGTATTTTAAGGCAGGGCAATCTCAATCCCAAGGTTAAAATTTTCCGTTATGTGACTGAAAATACATTCGATGCGTACAATTGGCAGGTGATCGAAAACAAGCAGAAATTTATTTCCCAGATTATGACGAGCAAATCCCCGGTACGAAGCTGTGAGGACGTGGACGAGGCGGCACTCACTTACGCGGAGGTAAAAAAATAAGCAGCTATTTGTTAGTAAAAAACAATAGCCGCCCAATATTAACAAAAAGCCCAATATATAGTCATATCCCCATTAAGGTAAACAACTTTTTCTATAAGGGTATGTACCAGATCATAAAGTGCAATGTTATCACCAGATTCTATAATAGTCCCCAGATTTGCGAGGGATTCTAAAGCGCTTTCTTTTGACAGCTTTCCGGCATTTATTTTTTCAGCTTCGCTCAGGCGCGCTTGAATTGCTTCTCGCTCTGATTTCAGTGCGGATAGACGGCCTTGTATTTCTTCCAGTTCCATGACGCCGGATTGATACAGATTTAGAAGTCGTGTTAACTGCTTTTCGATAGCCGCCATACGTTCTTGTAATATGGGAAGATCAGGGGCAGTTTCCTCAGTGCTTTCTTCGATAAGGGAATCAATAAGTGATGGTTCAAGAGCGAGTTTTTTAATTTCTTTCAGTACCATGGAGTCAAGTTCTGCAAGGGTAAGATGCTTTTTACGGTTGCTACAGTTTTCAGAGCGGATCATAGCAGGAGTGGCACGGCTAATGGAGTAACACATATATTTTTTTACTTTTTCACCGCTCTTTTTCTTCCATGAGCGAATTGCCATTCGGGCGCCACAGTCTCCGCAGAACAGGAGACCGCAGAGCAGTCCATCGGAATCGCCATAAGATCGTTTAAACGCCTGTAGGTTTTGACTTAGGCGTTCATTGACAGTTTGCCACAGTTCCTGCTCTACAAGAGATTCATGCTGCCCATCATAGCATTGGTCTTTCATTCTTACCTTGCCCATATAAACCGGATTACGCATAATACGGCTTATCCGCCCGACAGCAGAATGACGGTCAAGTGAAGGAAACAACCCGTATTTTTCCTGCACATACCCAGCCACTGCGCTTTCACTTTTCCCAGAAGCGTAAAGGCGGAACATATCCCGGACAGCTTTGGAGGTATATGGGTCTACGATAAGGGCAAGTTTGCCGTTTGGCTGTATCTGCCACTGGTATCCAATAGGGGCGCGGCTGGAAAAGTAACGCCCTTCTTTAAGTCCTGCGTGTTTTCCCATCATCATTCTTGATTTTATATTTTCCCGTTCCATTTGGGCGAAAGCTGCCAGTATCCCAACGATACAACGGCCAAAGGGTGTGGCTGTATCAAAACTTTCCATAAGGGAGATAAAATTACATCCATTTTTTAAAAAGACATCCTCAAGCAAGACAAGCATGTCCTTCTGGGAACGGGAGAGGCGGTCAAGTTTCCAGACAATCACCTTTTTCACATAGCCGCTGCGCACGTCATTGATAACTTTACTGATGCCGGGGCGGTCAAGTGTGGCGCCAGAATAACCGGGGTCAATATGAACGGCGTTTATCATATACCCGTAAGCTTCGCAGTAGGAGCGCAGACGTGCCTCCTGTTCTCCTACACTGTAGCCCTCCTCTGCCTGTTCCGTAGTTGATACACGAATATAGAGATCGACTACATTATCCAGATTAAAGGCAGCAGAATTTGTGTTTGATTCTTGTGGTTTCATATGTATATTCCTCCTTAAAAAGGGCATAAAAATAGCCCTAAAAAATTATTGTGCTTTAGAGCTGGATGTTGTATAATAATATTGCTCGAAATATATTTGTGCATGGTTGTGGTGTCTCAAATATATATGCCAATATATATTATCTGTTTAATCAGCATCCAGCCATCCCCGCCGCATTCTTGCGTCAACAGGAAGCGGCGGGACTTTCGTTATTAAAATAAGTCTTTAAATATTTCTTCCAGAGAAATACAGAAATCATTGTAAAGTAAAACCTGTTTTTCAGAAATAGAAAATCCTTTTGCGACTCCCCTTACATAAACTTTTGTATATACTTCTCATACTTTGTGTAGATATAATTCATATAGTGCTCTGCGTCAAAATATACCTCATTCAGCAAATCGCGAATAACGCCTGCAAGGTCCGTTTTGTCAAATATTGTGTATGGTAAAATATGAGAACTGTACACAATATCCAACAAATTTTCGCTATAATATTCCTTTAATTCCACAATTCTATTTAAATCGGTTTTATAAAACACATCATTACACGCTATTATATGTTCTCTTATTTTCTTAATGCCGTTATATTTAACATGGTCTATATTAAAGTAATAGGTATGGCTTGCTAAATTGGTAGAAAAATACATTCTAAATAAAATGTTCTGTAACGCTAAATCATACCTTCCCTCATCATACAAAACATCACTCAAATTGAAATAAATCATTTCCAAGCGCGAAAAATATCCTTTAAATTGGTATTCAGCGGCTTTTTGACTAAGAACATTAAATATTGTATCGTAAAATCGTCTTTTTCTCCCTTGCAGAATACGGTGCTTGTTAAATTCTTCAAAAGTTACTCCATACGATTTTCTATGATACATCACATAATCTTCATTTTCTCGCAAAAATTCGCATCCTTTATCTGTTAAAAATAGATGTTCACACTCACTGACAATCTTTTCTTTTTCGTCATCATTTATGCCTTCAATTATCCTGTCAATCAAAATTTCCTTATTTCCACTCTTTTTCAGTCCCAAACGCTCCAATAGTATTTTGAGTTCTGGTACTTTGTAAAGGCTCAATGCTTCACGCAATACTGCTGACCGCAAATATCCCTGTTCATAAAGCCATTGGTGAAGTCTGCTTATATTTACAATTCCATACCGCCCCTCAAAATACAAAGAATAATTATCATTATTTTTTATTTTTGAGCCGTTTTGATTAGCACTTAGAAGAATAGCGGCACATATTTGCACTTGCGGAATGGCAAGCTGATTTTTCCCAGTAAACTTTATTTTCTTATAATTATCAATTTCTCTATATTCTTTATTGAATTCATCGTGATAAAGGGCTTGTGATGTTACGGCTTGTTTCATTGAACTTATCCTTAAATTATTTATTGTGACTGATTTTGTTTTGGCTTCGCGATTTTCTTTTATATTTATTCTTTGTTCTAAGAGTTTTATCCAGTTCTCTTGTTTGTTTTCAAAATCTTTTAATAGAGCAGAAGGTGAGTAAGGAAAGTCAAGTTTATATTCATAATCCAATAATTCAGTAAATATTTTCGATATTTCTTCTATGGTATTGTAAAACTCTTTTCTATCAATAGTTTTGTTTGCAATAAGAACAAGTTCGTTTATTTTGTCAATTTTAATGTTGACTTCTGTTACGAGTGTTTCAGTTTCCTTTTGTTGAAGTAAGATTTTATAACAATCATTTCGTTGATTATAAGTTGAAAAGGTCGAAGTTAAATGCAGTTCCGAGGTGTTGTTATTCTTATTAAAAGACTTTAGTATTTTATGTAAAATATTCATCATATTCACCTGTAAATCGTGTAGTATTTTCTGAATTTATTAGTATCCTACAATCTTTGTTTTGCTGTCAGCAGGATATTTTTGGTAATAAGTATTGTAAATATTTTAGCAGAGAAGAGAGAGAAAAAGAATACTTTTTATCTTATTTTAAAAAATAAGACAAACTGCAATAAACTATAAAAAAGTGACGGTTCGTATTTTGTGAATATATGACAAAGTTTTTCTGAAACATAAGATATGAAAATACGAGGGTAGATTTTATTGCTTGTGGTGTGATAGCATAATCGTAAGAAAAATAAAAGGAGAGCAGGGTATATGGATACAGAGATAATGTCATGCGAGGAAATGAAGGAGGAAATTATCAGAATTATCCAAAAGATTGAGGACATAAAACTTTTGGAGGAGATTTATTATTTTGCAAAAAAATTATTAAAAATGGAACAGGCTGAGGAATAGCGGAAAGGCAGCAGGTGTATGTATGAGTTATAAGGAGAAAATCATTAGGCTGCTGGAAATGATTGAAGAGAGCAGGCTAAAGGAAGTGTACAACTTTATCATATATTTCTATCTGAAAGGCGGAGTGTGAAAAATCGAGAGAAATCGGCGTTTATAAGTTGCGACACTACAATAATTGTGATATACTTTCAAATGGCAATATCATAACGGTGGACGGTTGCCTGTTTGCTGGAATATATTCCAAGAACTCCCGAAAGGAGGTCTTTTGTGGGAAATATACGAAAGGAAAAGGCTTTATGTACATAACCTTGTCTGAGCTGATTCAGATTGGTATCTTTTTGGTTGGCTTTGCAGCTTTACTGAAAAGAAGAAAATAAGCATAAAAATAACCGCCCGGCCTGCAAACTTGGCGGTTATTTTTATATGTAATCAATAAAACGCAGGCAACCGTTCATCGATATTGCCTTTTCATGTTTAATATATCATATAATATCAGAAAATGCAATTCAAAAAAATTTATTCTTCCGATGCATGGTCCTTAATGGGAGACTCTTTGGCTTCAAGTTGTTTTATGTATTCAGCACTCTTATTAACAATACGTTCTAGATCTTTCCAATCTTCAAGTGAATATTGCGCGAACATTTTGAATAATGTGTTTGCTAACTTGCTTTCGTTATGCAAGAGTTTATCCAACATTTCAATTAAATCTATAGATTCATTAATAAACATATCACCGTCACCAGTTGAGAGCCAGATCGGGTCAACACGAAATTCACGACAAATAGATTTTCTCATTTGTTCCGTAACATTCCGTTTGCCATTTTCAATATTTGATAACGCAGCATGAGTAATACCTAATTTGTTGCTAAATTCTGTAAGTGTAAGATGTAGTTCTTTTCTTAGTATACGTATTCTGTCATTTTCCGTCATTCTTTCATACCTCCTACAATCAAGAATATCATTTAGAAACATAAAAGTCAACAAAAAGTTGTCAAAGACACAAAAAGTATTGACATTTTAGGAAAGAACGATTACAATATGTGTCATAGATACATTTTAAGTTGTCTTTGAAAAAAGAGGAGGTAAGTTCATGAACATGGATAAGGAAAAGAAAGAATCGGCAAGACAAATAACAGAGAGTTTTGTTAAAAAGTCAGAAATTGAAAAGGCGTTCATTCTCGGCTACATGGTTAAGAGAATGCAGATTAAAGAAATGGAAGCAGATTTGACAAAGGAATCAGAGCTTGTGGTGAAGTAGAGGGAGGTGAGGGAAATGTCTCTTGAAAAATGGTTGGATGAAATAATAAAAAACAGAGGAATAAACCTTTCTGAAATGTCACGATTGATAGGTGTTCCATACATGGCGTTATACAGCAGCCTTAGAGACAAGTCGAGAGAGAGGGAAATAAGAGGGGGGGAATTGATAAGAGTTTGCAAGTTCCTTGATGTTAATCCGTTGGATTTTGCAGAGGACACAGCTGTTCAGTAGCCCTAAATAAGAATAGATTTTGCCGTACCTTGAAAAGTTTTAACCATTATATAAATCAAAAAACTGTCGGAGGCTCTATCTCCAACAGTTCTCTGCCAAATTTAACCCTATGTACTTTTGCAGGCTTTCACCGCGCCCAATAGGCTAGGTGCTTCTTGGAGTACCCTGCCACTTAACAGTTTGGTTCTGCATTTTTAGTTCGCCCATTAGTTGACAGGTTTACAAGGAGTACTTGATACGGTGAGGCAATATTATGTGGCTGTCTACCGTGTGATTTAACTCTTCTCTGAGTTTACTACGCCGTATCAGTTGCTACATTTAGCCAGTTTTAACTGCTTTGGCACCAGTGTTGCGACCTTATAAAAAGAGAACGGGGCAAGTCAATTTTTTTATGAACATAAATACCTCCTTGCCCAAATGTGGGTAACAATATTTTATCATAATGGTAAAAATTTTTCAAGGTATAGCAAAATTTATTGATAAGAATTTGTGTATGGCATCTAAGGAGCCAGCAAAAAAGGAGGTGATTAAAATGGAAGTTTATAAAGCAGTAAGAACCCTCTGTAAGCAAGTATAGATACTCGCAGTTTAGTTCTTTGCTTTAGTAGCTATTTCATTACGAACTTTACGATATCTTTCATAAGATTCCACCGGCGATAATTCTTTTATGTCTTGTTTTTGTAGATATAAAAGAGTTAGATCAGTATAAAGTTGTTGTACTATTAGATATGTTCTCCTTTCATATGTACTCGGCTTGGCAGAGCCTGTAAGTATAGTACAGGAGAGGCTTGTGAAAAGTTCAAGAAACAGTGGCGGGACAACATGGTAAATATTTCGAGCAAAAAAGAGTTGATTCATTTTTGGGAGGTATCAAATGATAAAACATGTATTGGCAGATGGGACAGAGCTTACAAGCATAGAAGGGCGGGTGATACCGCCGACAGGAAAGACAGAGGCGGTATACAGACTGATCGCACAGTATCTGGTAGACCGTCAAATGTCTGAAAAATTATCAAATCAGGTGAATGCGCAAGTGCCATCTGAAAAATAGGCAGTTTCACATGTCCCCTGCGCGGCACATATGCTGGTGTGCCGCAGATGCTCCTAAATTTTCTTATTATAGAGCGGACACAGGATAGTTTATCGTTCCTGTGTGCCGCGCAGGGGGCATGTGGGCAGTGAATACGGGACGAGAAAGACAAGGCATTTCATGCAGTGTTTTTATTTTTAACTTTTTTTAATGAAATACTTGGTAAAGGCAGGTAAAGATGAATGGCATACATTAGAAAAGAATATGAAGTGGGGGATGTGGTGAACTATCAATATTCCTCCAAAGGAGACCACGGAACAGAACAAAGAAAGAAGTTACTGCGTGTGGTACCAGTTTCCCGTCAGACTACAAAACAAACTTCGGCAGACGGCAATAAAAATATTGATACTATACAAAATTGATACAGAGCATATACTGAAAGATATTGTAGAGGAATGGAAAAGAAAAGGCGGGGAGTGTGAGACCGTAACAATAAATTGTCCGTTCTGTCATCATGGCATGGTGGCAGAAGTAACCCCCGATCTTATGAAACGAAAAGAACAGGAAAACAGTACATCAGAGGAGGCAAAGACCAGTTTCCGCCGCAAGCCCTACATGGGAATGTACAGAAAGCGTGACCAGTGTGGGAATGATCTTGGAGGGAGGTATTGACATGACCAATTTTGAACATATGAAACAAAAGATTGTAGAGACAATCATGGGACTTGATGAGATGGAACTGCTGCGTCTGGCAGAGGATACAGAGATGTGTATGAGCGGGATGGAAGGAGTATTTAACTGTACCATTTGCCAGAAAGAATATGGAGACTGTGGAGACTGCGCCTGCAATGACATGTACAGTGCAAGATATCTTGAGTGGTGCAGGAAAGAG